TCAAAGCCGAGCGGTTGATGAGCGTTTTGTTGTTTGCCATCATGTTTTGCAGTCTAAGCTTTGCGTAGTTGATGTGGTCTTGTATGGGCATTATGTCACGGTAAAGCCCCCAGTACTTTATCTTGCCCAAAAAGTCTCTGTTTAAAAACTCCACCTCATAAGGAAAACCGTCAAATCCGTAAGGCGTTTCTCCTTGCAAAAGGATGGTTTGGTCGCTCCAAAAACAGTAGTAAAATTTATCTTTCTTGCTCTGTGCGTCATACTTTCTATACCAAGTGTAAGCAAGCAGTGTTCTCTTTCGGATAGTCTCATCCGCCCACAAGTCGCCTTCTACGATGTCGGAGACATAGTTGGTGTTGGTAAGCTCCGCTATCTTTTGCGCATCAAACCCAAGTCCAAAGAGATCATCCACATCACACCAAAACACTCTATGTATATATCTTGCATCATCGTTGTAGTTTTTGGAACGAGAAAACGGGTCGAGATAAACCTCGCTAGAGGGTACTTGCTTTATCTCCACATCTTTATGCTCTCGCCCAAATGTATCATACTCTCCGCTCGCACTTATGCTAAGTTCTGCTATCGCCACTCCCTCTATGGAGAGTTCATCATCAAGCGCATCTATCTCAGCTTCATAGTCGCTCACTTGTGTTATGGCTTTTAAGAGTGCATTGAGCATCTCCGCACCCACTCTGTCCCTCTGCTGTCTTCCAAAGAGACGGATGTCTATCTCTCTCTCTTTTTTAAAACCAAGGATTGCGTTGTTGTGCTTTGCGATGTTGTTCTCATACTGCTCAGGCTGTCCACGGTTGGCAAGTATCTGCTTTATCGTGCTATCGAGTTGGTCTCCGTTGTAGTACTCACGTACCTTTTTGCTCATCTCTTTGGTTTTGGTAAAGTGCCTTGATGATTCTCTTAGCCACTCTGTAAGTGTGTATGTGCTTTCAAACATCACAAACCTTACGCTGTCTTTGTAGGCATTAAAGACGGAGTAAGCGTACTCCAAGCATCATCCCAGCTCTTTTGCTGTGAATCAAGCTTTGCATTTGCAAGAGCATCTTTGTCCATCTCATACTGCAACTGTTTCTTTTTAAGCGCACTTGTATCTTTGGCATTCTCGTACTGCCCCCATGCTCCCGCTAAAGAACCTATCCCTTGAAGAGTGTCCCCAAGATTTATATTTGATACAAAATTTCCCCAGTCAAAACCTGCCGCTGCCATACTTAAATCCTTTGATAGTTTGATGTTATATTTTTAGCTCTTATGGGTTGTAACACTTTAAGGCGCATCATCTCTTGCTCATAAAGTTTGAGATAGTGCAGACTAAGCACTCTCTCTTTAGAGTTGCGTGTAGGCTTCTCATGTATCTCGCTCAAAAACAGAAGCCTCAAGGCTTTGTGGTGCGTGATGGGTATCTCTACCTCACAGTTCTCGTTTGCTAACTCTTTAGCGTGCTTATAGACTACAACGCCATCAGTGTCCACAAGTGGCACAAACCCTAAAAGAAGCGATTGATTCTCAAAGGTATAGCTCTTCTCGCACGGTTGCGCATAAAAGTTTTCAAGTGTCGTAAATGCAAGCGACACCCCATCCACAACCATGCTTATGTTTTTAAGCGGCGGGAAGTTGAGATAGTAGGAAGTTGTACCCTCTGTTATTGCCAGTGTCTCTCTAGCAACAAAACAAGGCAGGTCAAACTGCAAAGAGATATACGCTCTTTGCAACTTTAAAAGCAGCTCTTCATCTCTCCAATGCTCAGACTTCTCTTGTAAGTCCGTGCGTGTCTGTAAGATAAAATCGCGTGCCCTCATAAACTACTCCGCTCTCTCTGGCTCTACTTCAGGCACAACACCAAAAGCTTCATCTATTGTCTTGTCTTCATTTTCAGCGAGCGCAGCCAAAGCAACTGCAAGCTCCTCTGAGAGTTTTGCATTATGCTCTTGCAGGCTCTTTTGTCCAGCCTCTAAAGCATCTAGCATAGCAGAAGTCTCTACATCGCCTTTTTTAAACTCTATCACATCAACAAAGACAAAATCCCCATAACCTTTTGTGACAAGGTTAAAAGCATCTTTTTTCTCAACGATGACGATGTCACCTTTTTTAAGTATAGGCTTAGGACGAGCTAAGGAGGTAGATAACTCCTTAGCCTTAGACCCGACATATTTAACAGCACTATAAGGCGCAAAATGTACTTTAGCCATAAGAGCGTCCTAGTACTCTTGCTTAGATACAGGAAGTTTTGCATATTCCACTGTAACTGTTGCATTGCCCGTTGCACTTGCAGTTCCCACAACATCCACAACGATAGCCATAGATTGCGTAGCACTAAGTTGACGGTTGTTAAAAGCAACGCCCTTAACGGCATTAACCTGAGTTGCAGGCACGAAACGAACCAAGTCTCCCTCGATACCAACGCTGATTGTGTTATCCGCATTTGCAAAAGCCTCATCTACAGTTACATTGACATTAACCACACGGAAGTTTTCCGCAATTCCCATAAAGTCGATTGTTTTACCGACATCCGCACCCTTGACAACGAAAGTTACCGTTCCGTTGTCTCTAATCTCACGATTTTTTCTATTGCTCGTAATTGCCATTCATTACTCCTTAAATACCAGTTGATGCAACAACAGCGATTACGCCATAGTCGTTACCATCAAAAATACTGTCTTTTAAAACGCCATCGTTCGCACTTGCCTCATACTTCGTTTTAGCAAAACCATACACTCTGTCGATTCCAGCATTCATTCTACGAGGGTCAGATTTATCTACCCAGTCATAGTACGCAACACCTTGGTCAACTACAATGTAGCCAGCACCCGCACCAACAAGCAAGTTGATTTCAGTCTCTTGTCCTGCACCGCCTGCATAGATAGAGAGGTCACTTGTCTTGACATTTCCAAACCCTACAAACTTAGAGCTAGATGTAAGCACACCTGATTGTCTTGCCGTATCTGTTTTTGCATCAAGAAGCAACACGCCATCCCAAAAACCTAAAGCACCACTAAAGATAGGGTTTGATTTGCCACGCTCTAACGCGTCTCTTCTTGCCGCTTCCCAGTTAGGGTCGTTCTTGATGTTTCTTGCAGAGTTTGTTCCAACGAACATAACAAAGAACTCCACTTCATCATAGTAACCCATATTCTCATTCTGAGTTGTCTTAACAGGGATGAGCTGAGGAACGCTGTTTCCTACTGCATCAAGACCAAGAAGCGCACGTCTCTTTGCTTCTTCAACATCTGCCGTAGTTAACACGTCCGCTTTTACTAAGTTCGCAGGCGTTGCATCCGCATGATGATTACATACCACAATGTTTGTACAATCAGCACTTAAAGCACTAAAGATGATTTTGTCAAACTTCATAGTACCCCAGTTGCTCAAACTATCTTTTGCGCGGGATTTAAACATATCCGCATTACGCTGATTGACGATACTCTGAGTTGATGGAACTGCATGTTGAAATCTATCAATCTTGATAAACTGCTTGATGTTCTTAAGCTCTTCTCCACTCGCAGAGAAGTCCACGTTTCCAACAGCTCCGCTCTCTATAAGCGCATCTTCCATCTCAACGCCTACAATGCTTCCATGCTCTAAAGTTTTTAAAACACTTCTGATGATACTTGTCGCATCGTTTTCACTAGACGCGATGAATGGTTTCATCTTACTTTTTTTCGTAACCTCTTTGGTTACCGACTTACTATACGCTACTCTTGTATCGGCATCAGATAAAAAATCTCCCGCCGACAAACCACCAAAAACTTCTGCCATAACTCTTCCTTTATTTTTTGTGTGTGTGTTTTAAAGACACTTCTAACTTTGCCTACCCTAAAGGTAAGTAGCAAAAGGACGCGCTTAGGGTTGGCATTTTTTGCTACTTATATTTAGGGTAGGAGACTACCCGTTGTGCTACACTAGACCAAGTGCCAGACCTAAGTCTCCCGAAGCCACAAGGTTAAGTGCATCTTGTGCCTCTCTCTCTTTTTTGATGAGTGCTTGCACATCACGTAGTCTCTCTTTGTCTTTAAAAACCTCTATTGCAGTCTTGACTGCACGCATATCATCACGCACTTCCCACTCGTCACGCCCTGCAGTGGTTGCCTTGCCCATTCCCATTCCTAAACCTTTACTCATCTATACTCCTTGTTTTTTATAGCCCTAAAGCCTGTTTTAGCTGCTCATCATGTGATGAAAAGCCGTTGTCTATGGTACTATTATTAACACTTTGTTTACGAACATTGTTTACATTTGGTATATTTGGTGTAGGTGTAGAGTGTATATTTGCAGGGTTTTGCGCTACATACTTTTTATAAGTATTTTCATACACATCCGCATAACTCTTAGAAGATTGCGTGATTTTGTCCTGCTCGCTTTTACTTAGGTCGTTAAGGAAAAAGTTCAAAACCTTGTCATGGTCGTAGTGAGGGTACTTAGCCGTAACCTCTACGATGGCACTTTGTCGCTCGTAAACAAGTTCAAGCTCTTTTTTTTGTTCTAAGAGTTTGTTTATCTCGCCTTGCTTTGATTGCGTAGCTTCATACTCTTTTGCCTTTTTTGAGACAAGTTTCATATATGCGCTCTTGTCGCTAAACTCTAAAGCCTGCTCCTCTTCACTAAGATGCGTCTCTAAGTTATCGTAAAAAGCTTCCACATTTACGGTTGAGCCGCTAAGTGCCTCTATCTGAACATCAAGCTTTGCGATTTCTTTGTTGAGCGTGATTTGCTCTTGCGTGACAAGAGTGGTAGCAGGTGCTTGTGGTTCAGGTGTTACTTCAGGAGTAACCTCGCTAGCTGCATCAAGGTTTTCTTCTTCTATGACAACATCATCGCCAAGTCCAAGAGCCTCTTCCATAAAATCCACCGCTACCTCTTCTTTTTGTTTTCCCATTTTCGTCCTTTTCTATCATTATTGTTCGTATTGTAGTGACAAAAAAAAGCTTAAGTGGGGTGTTAAAATCGCAACTTTGTATTTTTTACGCATACTCATAGATGCCTAGATAGTTGTCATAGAGGTCGTATGCAGCATCCACGCTATACATCCCATGGTTCTCTGCCTCTGCCTCTTGTGTAGGTTGTTGGGCATCCGAACTCTGCGGAGGGAGCATAATGTTCGCAAAACTCATGGCAAATGAAACAAGTTGCGCAGCTTCTACGATTCCAAGCTGCACCACTGTTTCCGCAACGCCAACACTTGTAGCGGCATTCACGGAGGTTGCGACACCTGCATCGATAGCACTATCGGAGAGACTGTTTGCGATAGCCTGAGTTGTAGCCTGTTCTCCTGCCTGAGAGTATATGCCAGTAACGCCATAGTATATACCCGCAATCGCCAACACCTTCATCCCAAACATAGCAAACCCTACGCCACCGGCACTCATCCCAGTGTACTTTGCGAGGAGAAAAAGAACAACAGTTGCTATTAGAATCCCTATTGGACCAAAATAGATGCCTACTACAGTCACCACCAGCACAACCGCTACTTCAAGAATCCTCCCAAGCAGATTTCCGCCAAGCCAGCCATCTTTTTTCTTCTTGTATGTAAGATTGATGCTTTTTAAAATAATCTCTGCAAGCTCTCTGTTTTTCATAGTTCCCATAATATCCCTGCGAAACCGAGCACCCTCAAACGATGCTGCTGCAAGTCCGCCACCGTCATATAAGTATGCATAAAACAAATCACTCACAGGTTCAAACTCGGCAAGATTTAAAATAAGCAAAGCAAACACATAAGCATCTTTTGGCGTATTTGGACGCCATTCCGCCGCCATCTGGTAGTTATAATCAGCAGGAACATAGTACGCCTCAAAGCTACTCATACGCTCTGCAAACTCATCTGCAAAACTTTGTGAAGAAAGTCCTCCCCAGTTGATGTTGTTTACGAGTTCAATATTTTGCGTATCGCCAAAGTCCCAGTGACTTCCAAAATCATAAGTCAAAACACACTCGTACCGCGCAAAAACATACTCATATCCATATTCGTCCACAACAACGCGCGAGGCTATCTCTCTCATCTCAAACGATGGCGCACCTATAGCTATGTCGAGTATATCTAAGTGTGCTGCCATTAAAGACAAAACGTTGTCCATTTTTGCGCTGTTCGGGTAGATTGCGACACCCTCCACCTCTTCATAAGTCGTTGTTGTTTGTACATTCCCATCGGCATCAGGCTCACTTTGGG